CTCATAGTCACTAATCTGCTTCACCTTGTGGGAACACCAGATTCTGAATCTGATGTCTCGAACAAACAGGTGCGGTCTTGATGCATGAAATTCATTAGTGGGGCCACGCAGGGTGTCATTTTCAACGCAATAGATGATTGCTGACTCATAATAAGATCTGGCTTTGTCGTCCTCCGAAATGTAACTGAGTCTAAGATACTCATAAAATTCGTACGGAAGAGTGTGTTCCATATACTCATGGCCATGATAGAAACCCCGAAGGTGCTGTAAAAGCACAAAGGAGGGGGGATACAAACCGTAATCCTCTTCGGAATCACTTGACTCTTCTTCGGTCGATTCCTCTTCTACATCATCCAACCACATGCCTGACTGCGCCTCTCGGGGTTCACTCAACCTTAACAAAGCTTCAGGATAGCAACACTCAGTTGCCTCATAACGTGCTTCAAGATCTTCCACTGATGGTGGTCGATAATAATCACGAATTTTGAAGCCTTCATCATCCTTAATGTCAAGCAAGGGTGTGAAAATCTGTGCATACTTCTCATAAACTTCCTCTCCGTGGAGATATGCCTCTGAGAGAGCTTGGGCCATGTTGCCAGCTGTAATTTCTGCCATTGAAACAACTGAGCCCTTCGGAAGTCCTTTACAAAAGAGCAATGATCTATTAACTGAATCCAAATCTAGCGCCCCAACTCTTACACCAAGTTGGGGATGCTTGTGAAAATTGCGCTTCAGAAAACTGATCTCCTCAATAGATTTGAATGGCACTTTAGAAACTTCTTTGTTGGCATCAGTATAACTAATACCAATAAGGGCAAGTTCATCATGCGCACTAATCATATTGAAGAGTGGTTCATCAGGGTGGGTGTCGAAATTGTTGTCATCACCGTAAGTAATGAGGGCTACCATTTCATGAAAATATGGTATCATGCCAAGTTTCATGACCTGGCCTTGGGGCAATTGCTTAGCGTGCATGGAATAGTATGCATATCGAAGATACAAACATCCAACCAAACCATTGATCACCACCGTGAGGGGGTGCCCAGAAGGACCGGAACCAAAGGCCTTGAATATGAAGCCAGCAGACTCATAGACAGGATAAATGCACTCGGTGGAGAAACCGTCATATGCATCAAGAAGATCCTGAGGAAAATCTGCCTTAGCCAACATATACTTGAGAATTTCGTAAGCAGGTTTGGAGAAATCTGGTCTAATGTCCATGTCGTAGTCCTTATGATCACCATCACCACAACGCTGACCACTAGATTTAGATTGTAGGTAGTTGGCCAAGAAATCCCAATCTTTTCCAGCGGCGTCAATACCAACAGCACTTTCGAAAATAGTGGGATAGTAGGTCATGGCATTTATGAGAGCCAATGTCAAACATCGAGACACAATGACCATGGCTACAGGAGCTCCAGATATGATCCGGATCTTATTGTTGGCAGCCTTTTTGAATGATAAGGGAGCATCTTTGCAGTGGGTCTTAAAAGTGACATTAGCTCTCTGACCATTGGACATGAGACTCAAGAGTGTCTCAGTCTCCGCAACAACATCTGCTTTAGCTGGATCAAAATTGAGCTCATAAATGAACTGTTTGTTGCCCTCAGCATCGGTCTCGACCCTGACGAATCTCTTCGTATCCAAGCCAAATTCCGCCTTCAGCGCATCGCACTCCATGAGAAATTTGTGCTTAGGACCCGATAGTGGAAAATTAATCGAAGTGTTGGGGTTAATCGGTTCAAATCCCTTCACGCCTGGAACACCATTGAGAGCATCTTCATAAGAGAGCGGATGAACAAATTCGAGAAAGTTGTGGTCCTCACCTAAGCACGCGGCGTCAATTTTAGCCATAAAATCTTGTTGGGCCAATTTGATGTACTTAGGATTCGCAGGAGGTTTAACTTTGGTGACTCCTGTCATGTGCCTATGACGTGTAGGTCTCACTGCACTTTTGGGCGGCTTGGTATCCTTGACCTCGAAGCCAGCCTCAACCAACTTCTCCTGAATAATGGACGGTTGAACGTCACTATTAAATCTGGATTGAGGCAATTTCGTCTGACCAAACGCTTCGAGGTTATAGACCTCATCGACCTCAAGGAAATGAACAGCATTGTGAGCGTGAACCTCAGTCGTGGTTTTGACATCTATGCCGTAGATGGACTCCCTCAGGGGAGTTGTCTCCGCAACATTGACCTTAAACACTTCTTTGGTTTCAAGCAATGCTTTCTTGTGCAATAACACTGCACCACATCTCTTTGTTCCCTCAAGGCCCGCCGAATGCATGCCTATCAGAATGGGATTGCGTGTTGCTGTGAAAATCATTGAGCCACACATGCCCTTGTGGTTATCAGCCTCATAGTCAATACCAAAATATGTACCAACATTCTTGACTTCAATGTTAGCAACGGCCTTAATTGTACTCGAAATCTTATACTCAGAGGGCGCCACATATGGTTGATTCTTATCTTGAATCACTGACTTATGTGCATGATAAATGAAGATGGGAACGTCAGCTTTAATGATTGCTGGATCATAGTCATCAAGCATATAGTCCACGAATCTCTTTGTATCACCACCCGCTGGAAGGTCCAACACAACTGCATCGGTGCCTAGAACGGGCCTCATGTTAGTTGAATTGACCAATGAAACGAAACGCTTCACACCAGGGTTAGGCTGGGTCATAAGTTCAACTCGATAAGTGATCTCCTTTGAAAATTGGTGTGCGGTCACAAGCCATTCGGTACCTCCGAGGGGGAAGGAATTGCACCACTCAACGTCACCTACTGGTTCGTTGGTGGTTTCGTCGAACTCCTGTATAGTCATTATATGGAGATTTCGGTCAATCGCACCCTCAATCTGAGCCAAGGTGGTTGAGACGGAAGCATTCGGTTGGTCGAGTTTGTTATTGTAAACGCGATGATATTTGTTGTCGCGCTCGACAATTTGGCGCGGGGTGCTAGAAGCAATGTGTATTCTGCTAAGAACAGCCCCCTCAGCTATCATCGGTGGTGGATTGAAGTACTTGTTGATTGCAAATGCCGTCAAGCCAAAGCCAGCGGCCACAGCCATAACCTTACACACTTGTGGGATATCTACATCTCTCTTCATAATATGTATGGTCTCACGCAAGGGCTTGAATTTCACATTGAGCATCTTCCGCAAACGATCTTTCCATGGTGCTTCTTCGAACTTAGAGTGGGCATGCGCCAAACCATCACCTTCCACATGGCACGGATATTCTTCCATACCACGGACATAGTCTTCGTAGGTTGGCACAGTCATCATCGAGTGGACAGTAGCTTCAGAGAACTCATTAAGAATCAATTCCTCAGCCTTAGTACGATCAGAATCGTCTCTCGAGAAGAAACTGAAAGGTCCACCAGCCTCTGCTGTTAGGGGCGGTGTCTTTGAAAAGTCCCGCAACAGCAACTCCTTATCTTTGAAACACTTCAAGCACGGCATTGTAAACAAAGGATGAGTGTCACAATGTTGTTTGAGATGCATGTCTGTAGAAGACTGCACGATCTTTTCTTGCTTCTCGTAATAAGCAGGTGTAACTTTGGCCAAATACTCAACAAGATCCACGATAGAAGCTTCTTGCAAGATAGGTTTGACATCCCAATCATCTTTATGTGTCTCAGAGTTATTACGTCTGATATGAACTTGACCCATGTTGAGTAGCCAAGCATCAGGTTGAGAATTGCCTGCATGTCGAGGATGCAGGCCACCATCTGGAGCAATAGAGTCCTCTTTCAACTTGACTTCAAGAACAAGATCAAATCTGCGCATGATCGATGAAGGATTGACAGAGAAGAAACTTGCATGGAGGTCGGGAGTGTTACTAGTGACAATGACTATCTTACTACGAATGTCCATCTTGCCCTTCTTATCAGCCTCAGGACTTAAGGCACTACAATGCATATTGTTGATGAATTGAATCAAAACAAAAAGAGGGTTACCCTCGCATTTTTCGGGCCTAGTATTGCCCATATCATCAAAGATGACACAGATGTGTTGAGAACGGAAGTCGGATTGATACTTGTCTGATCCATTTATAGTACAGAGATATTCTTTGCCTTGAGGAAAATCATTGACAGCAGAAATAGTATGGGCTACTATGCCAGCCAGCACACTTTTGCCAAGTGAAGAACCACCGTATATGTAAGCGGCATAAGGTTTAACCCTTAATCCGGCTTCATGCCAGTGGGCCTGAACATCGGCTGCAATTTTGTCCATGACGATGAGTCGATGATTCAACTCACGAACAAGGATCGCGTCGTCAGTGCGCTTCTTGAGTGTCAGAATTGAAAGGCTGGTGTTGGTGAGGTAGACCAATAAATCAGCTTCATCAGCAATGCCATATTTCTCCTTGCAAAGTTTCATCTGGCCAGTGGTATTCAAGTGAACTGCATCAACACTATTACGATAAGCAATGTCAACTTCATCTGT